CACCGGAACGCCCGCTTTGGCGTGGCATATCCCGGTTGGCAATGGCGGCGCCGTCGAACTGACCCGAGCAACAATCTCGGCCGCGAATACCGACTTCTACGCAGAGCAGACCGTGGGGACGCTCGCAGCCCGCAATTACATCGGCGTCACGGATAATTCGATTGACTTCAACGGCGCCGGTTCTGGCTTCTTCGGCGGCGGAACGGCGCTCCCTGGTGATGCGACGTTCAACGGCTTCACGCTTGAGCTTGACGCAACCGGAACGCAGGTCACTCTTCACCTCAACGGAACGACCAGCAGCATCGCCATTGGCGGAACGAGCACGGCTGGAGACATTATTGGCCTTCGCTACAACAGCTCGACCAATAAGCTAGACGTTTACTACAAGCTCGGTGCCGCAGCGATGGCGCACATCGGCACCCAGCAAACCATAACGTCGCTCATTCCCGCTACGCCGTTCCTGTTCACTGGCGGCAAGAACGACAACGACGCCGGCACGATCAACTTCGGCGCTTCGACCTTCGCCCTTGGCGGGACAGGCCCCAACGGCTCACCTTCAGGATCGAACATCTATGGTTAAGCGGCTCCTCTTGGGCGCGTCCGCGCTTGCTATCGCATCTCCCGCGTTCGCGCAGACATTCCCCAAGCCCCCCGACGTTCCCGCGTTCAGCCAGGTTACGCCGGCTTACAAAACCGATGGCACGGCCAACTCCACCATCGACAGCACGGTCACGCCCATGCCGATCGGCACAGGGCTGACCAATATCCCGGTTCCCTCCACCGCTGGCCGCATTACGACCACCGCCGATCAGACCGAAGATGTCTTCACCGGATCGATCAGCGGGACCACGCTTACCGTGTCGGTCTTCACCTCGGGTGGGCCGATCGCAGTCGGCGATTATGTTTATGGCCCCGGCGTCACCACGGCCAAGATCACGGCGCTCGGGACCGGCACCGGAGGCACCGGCACCTACACCATCGACACTTCACAGACGGTCGGATCAGAGACGATGGGAGCCTCGAACTCGGGGAGCTACTGCCTGTCTTCCGGCTACGGCGGCCCGACGCCACAGTGCGGCGAGAACAAGTTCCGCACCATCATCTCGGTAACGAATATCCAGCCGGACGACCCGCAGCGCAATTATGGTCAGCCCGGCACATCGCACCCCCACCAGTTCTTTGGCGGAGCGTCGTGTAATGCCTATTCGACCTATAAGAGCATCCGCGCCCACGCCTTGAGCTCGACGGCGGCGGGAACCGATCTCAACGGCACCTGCTACTGGTTCCCTGCACTAGAAGTCCTAAACCCCTACGGCGACAGCAAGAACTATTTCATCACCGCCGATTGGGTCACGGTCTATTATGTTGAGAACCCGGCCACTAACGGCACGGGAAATGGAGCAAAAGCCCACATCCCGGTCGGCAACCGCTATGTGTTCGGTTTCGACATGGACGCAACATGGTCCGCCGGATCGCCCCAGCAGTTCGCGTGGCTCCAGACCGTCCTCAACGCTGCCAACACGGCCATTGGTCACACCCGCTATACGATAACTGACACGGGCGGAAATTATAACAGCCAGGTCCTCTACGTTTGCTCTGGAGCAACCGGCCCAATCACTGGGGGCGGCTCGCGCGTCCTCGTCAATGGCGATGGCTCCGATCCGTGGGGTGGGACTTGTGAACCCGCCGTGTTCACTGGGTCTCAGTCGGGCACGACTCTGACCGTAACTTCAATGACATCGGGCTCGATTCAGCCTGGAATGATCGTTTCGGCAGCCGGCGAGAGCGCGACCGGCGTGGAGTATGTCAACTCGCAACTCACCGGCACAACCGGAGGAGTTGGAACATATAATGTAAGCAACAGCGCAGCGGTCGGCTCGGAAACGATGCGCGGACTTGAGGACTTCACGTTCCAGATCGACGCACCGCCCTGTTATGACGGGACGAACCTGTGGTCTCCAGGCGGTTACAAGAACGTCATTCCGCAAGTGTGGGATAACGATCTCAGCACATGGACCTGCCCCTCGAATTACTATCGCATCCCTAACCTGCGCATCGAGATTCACTTTACCCAATACGGGGCGTCCGACCGGGCGCGCTGGGACCTGTCGAGCGATATTGCCTATCGCGCCAAGTTTGGACTCACCAAGGCCCAGCTACCGCCTGGCACGACCTTTCATACCGACTGGATGGACGGTTGGGATCACGCCAACGGAATGATTGTGTGGCAGGATAACTGTCTCGGCACCGAGCATCACACGGGCCACCAGTGCAATAGCTCGCAAATTTCACCGACGCAAAGGCTTACCGGAGGAATCGCGGGAGAAGGTGGGGCAGGGGGGCGGCCGGTTCAGGTCGTCACGATCCCGAACGCTCACCTGCTTGAAACCGATCCGGGCTGGAAGCCGATCCCGCCGGCGTGGTCGGGCCCGATGTCGAACATGCACATTCACAACTAATATGTCCACAGGTCCCAACAGCGAAAAGAATACTCCGGCTAGGCAACGAGCACAGGCTAAGTATAACTCTAAGCCTTTGCAGAAAAAGAAACGCGCTAGTCGAAACAAAGCTCGTCGCATGATGATTAAGGCAGGTAAAGCTCACAAGGGTGATGGTCTTGATGTTATGCACAAGAACGGGAATGCCCTCGTTGATAAAATGAGCAACTTTAAAATGGGTACTAAACGACAAAACAGGAGTTACAAGCGCACTAAGAAAGCACACAAGCTCCATCCTTGGGAGTAATCAATTGGATCGTTTCATTATAAAACTATTTGTTAATTCACTTATTGGACAAAGGAAACTTATTATGACTCTATTTCAACGTATGGAAGCAGCGGAAGCTGCTCTTAAGGTCCTTCAGAATGCAGCGGCTCAACCTCCGGTCGCAGATACGGCTCTTGAAGCTCGTGTTGCTGTTCTTGAAGGTGAGATCGGTCAGCCTAGCGATCTTGCTGCCCCAAGTGCCTAATGGCCTATCCAACTAAAGGGCCTAATAAACATCTTACTAATGGCCAGATAAAGAAAGCTTTTGGTAAGAAAGGCACACTACATAAGAAATTAGGAATTCCACCTAATCAAAAGATTGGTGCTGCTCGCTTGCGTCAGGCAGCTAAAGCGGGCGGAAAGGAAGGACGAGAAGCTCAGATAGCTCTTAACTTCAATTACAGTAAAGGAAAAGGCAGTGGACCCAAGACTAAAGGAAGTAAGGGACGCCGCTGAGGCAGACCTAGAGACGTTCATTCGTCTCATAGCTCCTTATCAAGTTCTTGGGGCAATTCATCAGGAATGGTGCCGTTGGGCTACTAGTCAAGCGACTAATAACCATCAGTTAACTCTCCTACCGCGAGATCACGGTAAGTCTCGTCTGATTGCCTTTAAAGTTGCGTGGAGGATTACTCGTCAGCCAGAAGTACGTGTTCTATATATTTCGGCGACGAGTAATCTGGCTCAAAAACAATTACACTTTATTAAACAAATTCTAACCAGTCCTATTTACCGTAGATACTGGCCAGAGATGATTCTTCCTAATGAGAATGATAGAGAACTATGGACCAAAAGTGAAATAGCGGTTGACCATCCCAAAAGAAAGGCAGAAGCAATTCGTGATCCTACTGTTTTCACTGGTGGTCTTACTACTGGCCTTACTGGTCTTCACTGCGATGTTGCTGTGTTGGATGATGTTGTTGTTCCCGAAAATGCTTACACCGAAGAAGGTCGTGAGACTGTTAATCGTCAGTATTCGTTGCTTTCATCTATTGAAGGCTCGGATATGGAAGAATGGGTTGTAGGTACTCGGTATCACCCGAAAGACCTGTATGCTCAAATGCTGGATATGCAAAGTGAAGTATATGATGACAGTGGTGGAGTTCTAGACTTCGAACCAGTTTATTCTATCTTTGAACGAAAAGTTGAAGATGTTGGAGATGGAACTGGTGTATTCCTTTGGCCACGCCAACAAAGACAAGATGGTAAGTGGTTTGGTTTTGATGCTAAAATCTTGGCCAAGAAAAGAGCTAAGTACTTAGATAGAACCCAATTTAGGGCACAGTACTACAACGACCCGAACTCTGGCGATGGTATTGGAATATCTCGTGATAAGTTTCAATATTATTCTCCAAAACATCTAACTTACTCAAATGGAAATTGGTTCGTCAGTGGACACAAACTCAATCTTTATGCTAGCGTGGACTTTGCTACTAGCACGGGGAATCGCTCCGATTACACGGCCATTATTGTTATCGGCATTGACAGAGATAGAAACATCTACGTCCTAGACGTGGATAGGTTTAAAACAGATAAGATAAGCGACTACTACAAACACATCTTGCAACTGCATACCAAATGGGGATTCCGCAAGTTGGGAGCAGAGGTTACAGCCTTCCAGAAGGCTATTGTTAATGACCTCAAAGACAGTTACTTTCGACCTAACGGTTTATACATCTCAGTTGAAGAACTAAAGCATACTAAGCAGCAGGGTTCCAAGGAAGAACGTATTGGTGCGATACTAGAACCTCGTTATGATAACATGGCAATGTGGCACTATAAGGGTGGTCTTTGTCAAACTCTTGAGGATGAATTAGTTCAACAGCATCCTCCACATGATGACTGTAAGGATGCTCTCGCTGCCGCAGTTAGTATTGCTATTCCGCCTATGGGTATTGTAGGCCGCGACAGGACGACCTCGCGTGATAATGTGTTGTACCATCCGAAGTTCGGAGGAATTTCATTCTAATGGAACAGCTTGAGTTGCCGCTGCCAGAAGTAGAGGATAACAATATCTACTTTGAAGACCTCACTTTGACTGCCGACTCTGTATTGGCGGAGAACATGGGACACTATCGACAAGTATTTGTAATTGGTGTTGCAGATAACGGATTTAAATATAGCGCTAGCAATGGTGATGCAATGTTTTGGTCTTATGCACTAGACCGTGCTCGCCAGTTTCTTATGAACAATATGGGTTAATTGATTTGGCACAAGCATTAGAACTTCGTGATGTACTGAGTGATCCACATAAGTTGGCCTCTCAGATTGCAAACAAGTATCAGGAGTGGCAAGGCTACCGAAATAAATGGCTTGACACTGTTAAAGAAATTCGAGA